TTCCGTATTTGTATCTCATTGCTCCGAGTAGGTATGCCTGACTGAGTGATCTGGGACCATTCTCAAGGATTTCAAGCACCTTAGGATCTTTTTCTGATGCCTTAGCAATCTCTCTCCAATTTTCTTTTGTCATGCTACTAGAGAAATAAATTCGCCAAGGACCTTCTTATTTAGTTTCTTAGTTTTGAGAGACTTGGCAAATGCAGACTTAATCTTTGCTTTGGTAGCACCCTCATCAACTTCAAACTCACATTCCTGTGCAAGAGCAGCAGAAGACAATCCAAAGTAAACATCATATCCAGAACTTTTGATGGAGAAACTTTTGGTCTTCTTCCAATCTTTCTGAATCTTGATGAACTCATCTGTCCCTTGCTCATAGTAACGACGGATGAATGGATTAGCATCCCTAGATCCAAGGACACGAATACCGATGAAGTTTACATAGGGGAAGTTCTGCTTGAGATTGTTAATCATCAAGTCACCAAACTCAGCAAATCCACGGGGGACACGAGTGGTGGTGCCCAACTTACGATCACGAATGAAGCAATTCATGTTCAGTTGGCGGTGACCAATGTAAGGTTCAGACTCCCAATAGCGTTGAACTTCAACGTGACGAGACAGATGATTTGCTTCACCATCAGTTAGAACAACACACTGAACTTTCTGAATCTTGTTCTCTTTCTGGAACTTGGGAAGAATCTGACGCAGGGTAACAAATGCCTCATTCAACGGGGTGCCTGACAGATTCAGACGAGGGGGATTACAATAATCCAACTTGTACTGACGAGTGTAGTAGTAAGCAATTCTCCAGAGGTTTAGCATCTGACGATCTGTCTCGGGAGCAGAAACTTTGCTGGTCAAAACATTCATCATATTGAAATCGGTGTCAACTGACAGTAGTCCCACCTTACGCTCATAGTGTGGTGTCATGTCAGGAACAACATGTTGACCAGTCGCAAAATCAAAAGTGCGACGACGCCACTCATTCGTAAAAGCATAAACATCAAATGGGATACCCACTTTCTTACAGAACCAGACGAGGTTGAAAAGTTGCTTCAGAGTATCCTCCAAGAGATACTGCATTGACCCACTCCAGTCCAAGACAAATACCAGACCATGGTTCTTGCCTTCAGGGACAACAGTCACTTTCTTGAAGATGTCCTCATTAAACTTGTAAGTGTGGAGTGACGACATATCAAGCATACCAGTGCGAGCAGTAGATGCTCGTGCATAAGAGTCTGCTGCTTTCTTACACTCAAACTCCTTTACCAGATAGTTGACTTCTTTCTGAGCAGACTTCTTGAACTTGATAAATTCATCATCTGCCTGTTTGTAGATCTCAGGTCCCTTGGACTTGGATTGATATTCCCATGAGGTGTCAATCTCATTGTGAATCTCTTTGTTAGAGGCAATCACAGTATCAAGATTGAGCACTGGAAATTCCAGATACTCATTATTAAAGTTAGATTCATCATCAATCAGGTCCTGGAGATTGTCCTCAAAGGACTGCATCGTATCTACTGTGGGTTCATCTTCACTGTCAGCAGCAGTGTCACTTCCTTCAGGTGTTTTTTCTTCTCTCTCCTCTTCTGCTTCCTGATCCTGAGATTCGTTATCCATTGCCTCATTGTTTGCTTGTCCAGTAGTGTTGGACTGAGGAGGAACTGGAATAGGAGACTCTTGATCCTCCTTTGGTTTCTTACAATAATCATAGAGAACCTTGGCTGCGGCACAGGCATCAGCAAAGGTTTCAGCATCACGAATCTGGTCAATGATTCCTTGCTCTTCTTCAGTGAAAGAGATATCAACAAAGTTTCCAACCTTGAAGAACAGGTTTGCCCGATCAGCAAGATTCATCTCATCAACTTCCTCATCCGCAATCTGGAAGAAGTCGTCATCATTGAGTTCCCGATACCCCCGGAAGAATGTTTTTGCCAAACCCAGATACTTACGCTTGATGAGTTTCTCGATGCGAGCATCTTCGGTCACATTGATGAACTGGTGTGGGATGCCCTTTGGTGGGTCCTCGTCAGGTGTGAAGAGTGCGTGACCAACCTCATGTCCAACCAGCAGGTCATACACACTATCACTTGCCCTCTCCCACATCGGCAGCACCAGCAGACGACGGGACACATCAAAGGATGCTGTCTTGACTTTCTTATGTTCTACAATCAGGTCTTCAGTAGCAAGCAGTCGTGCGAGTTGCGACTTGATCTCGTTCCGTACAACCATGTGTTTCGTTTCGTATGAACCCATGATAAAAGGAAACCCCCCGTTTCCGGGAGGTCATGTGCCTCTTCTTAAAGTGTCTTAACGCTTCGCGTCTAGACCTCATCGCTTGTGGTTTGAGTTTTCTTTTCTGTTCCTTCCTGGAGTGATGCTGCCAGTTTGGGGTAGTCATTTACATCTCCAACGAATTGACCATTCTACTAAACCCTTTGATCTTTTCAAATCGTAGCACATTAGCAAACTTGTCATGCAGGTCAGACTTGTGAGAGATCACAAATATATTAGCATCTTGAATTACGAACCGAATGATCTTCAGAAATTCTTCTGTTCCAAGACCATCAAGAGAACTATCAAACACCTCATCCATGATCAGAAGATTGGTATTGACCGAGTTCTTCATTCTTGCTACTTCACGCCAAGTGAAAAGAAGTGCTAGGTCGATTCTCATCTTCTCTCCCTCGCTGAAAGAAGAATATGAAAAGTTCTCATGAATTGGAGATTGGACGGTTTCGTTGAATTCCTCATCAAGTGTGAAGTTGATGTAAAAATCCATCATCTGTAGATAACGATTGACTTGCTGATTTATCAGCGGTAGGTACTTCTTAATGATTTTGGATTTAACTCCACCGTCTTTAAGTAAACTAAACGAAAAGTCGTAGTAGTTGATCGTCTCCTTTTTGTTGAGTAGTTCGTCGTATGTAGTTTTTAAGTTGTCCTTGAAGGTTGTTAGCTTCTCATCTTCAGTATTTCTGTTTGCAAGTTGCTCGGTAGTTCTTTGAACTTCCGATTCCAGATTACTGATTTGTCGTTGACATCCAGCAATCCTAACATTGTTTTGAGAAATGTCATTATTGAGTTTTGAGATCTCCTTCGATAGGGTGGTGAATTGACGCTCTCGCTCTTCTTCCTCTTTAATTGCCTCTTCCAGTTCTTTAAAACCAGATTGCAACTCCTTTGCTTTAGTTTGAGCATCGTTAATTCTATTTATTCTGAAGGTTTCTTCAATCTCCTGATCGCAGGTCGGGCATACCGTATTCTCTGTAAAAAATTTATGTTCCTTCGTAATAGTTGATACTTTGTTAGAAATCTTACCCTTAAGGTTACCAAGTTTACGGAGTTTATCAGTTGCTCCCACATATGAACTCAACACTTTATTAAAATCATCAAGTTCTTCTACGATTTTAATGTTCTCATTCATGAACTTGTTTTCTTCAACCAAAAGTTCTGAGATCTGACTCTCCTTTCTCTTAATATTTTCCGCAGCACGATTTTCAAGTTCTTCGATAAAGTTCTTCTGCATCTTAACTTTATCTTCTAAAGATTCTTTCTTAAGTTGAAAGACTTTGACTTCTTCTTTGACTTGACGGATCTTCTCTTTGAGAATTACATTCATCGATGAAAAGATCTTAATGTCAAGAAGATCTTCAATCACCTCTCTCCTACTGTTGATAGGAAGTTGCATGAAAGGAACAAAGTTACTACTACCCAGAATCACAATCTGAGTGAAAGACTTATAGTTCATCTTGATCACATTCTGCTCAAACCATTTCTGCTGATCAATGGCAGAGGCAGCTTGATCCAACAGAGAATTGTTGCGCCATATCTCAAAGGTATTTGGTTTGATACCACGCACCACTTTCCACTTTGTTCCACCAATAGAGAACTCAACCTCTACTAGACAATCTTTCTCATTGACAGAGTTGACAAGTTGTGGTTTATTAATCTTACGAAATGGTTTACCAAACAAAGAAAAGGTAAGCGCATCCAACATGGTGGACTTACCTGTCCCATTCGTTCCTAGAATGAGAGTTGTTGTGTGTTCAGTAAACGATAGTTCAGTGAATTGATTTCCCGTGGAGAGAAAATTTTTCCAACGAATACATTCAAATAAAATCATGCTCTTCTTTAGGCGGGATCACAAAGTCATGGGAACTAATAACAGTATACCTGTAATCATGAAATTCACAAGTTTTTATCATTATATCATCTTCTACTTCAATCACATGCATCTCAGGACTACCTTGGTCTTCCATCATCATAGCATATCTCATCGCATCATCCTCCTCATCAAACAGGTAAAGGATTTGATCGCCATCATCATCTGTTACCGAATATGCCCCCTCTTTCTCCTGACCATGAATTGTAATGATATACATTAGATCAACTCACATGCCTCTTGATACACCTCATGAATAGTTTTTTGAATTAAGGATTTATCCAAAGGCACATCTGCCTCTTGAATGTATCTATTCAAAATCGTCAGAGTATCCTCTGATTCAAACGTATCAGACTCTACTTTATCATACCATCCACCAAAATCAAAGTTTTCAACAATCTTTAGATCAGCGACATTTGATGTCTGAAGTTTGTCAACAAACTTCTCAAACTTCTTGGTGTCTGATTTTTTACGAACAACTACTTTGACAATCTTGTCCTCATACTCACGAGTATCAAACGTTTGATAAGGAGTGTCCTCATAGTAAATGTTATAGAATAGTTTGAATGGATTATTAACAGGAGTGTGCTCTAAGGTTTCTGTATCAAAGATATGGAAACCACGAGTATCATTCACGTCCGTCCAGAACATCTCATAAGGATTGCCAAGATAATGAATATCTCCTATAGACGATCGAGTGTGGTAGTGACCGCTGAAGACCTTGGAGAACTTCTTAAATAGTTTGCTCTCAAGACCGTGCTCCATGATGACTGCATTATTAACTCTAAATCCTTGGAGTTCAAGGTGCCCCATCGCACATATGCTAGAAGTATTTTTGATAAGTTTGAAAGTACTCTCTTGATTCTCGTCATTGATCCAAGGAATAAATGCTACATTTAGATCACCAAGTTTTGCTTCGGTTGGTTCCGAGTACACAATAACATTTTCATACTCACGAAGCAATAAATCAATAGCATTGATATTATTGGTGTTCTTATAATATGCTGTATGATTTCCAACAACAGTATGAATGGTGACACCCATTTCACGCAAGCGATCATAGTAGTTCTTCTGCGCCCAGGCTAACGCAGAAAAATCAATGCCCTTACGACTATCAAAGGTATCTCCCATATCAACAATGGTAGTAATTCCGTGCTCCTCCAGATAAGGGAAGAACACTTCATTATAGAACTTCAGAAAATATTCATGGAATAGTTTTGAATTCTTTCTAGCACCAAAATGTTGATCTGTAATTATTGCGACTTTCATCAATAACGCAGTTTGGAATGCACAGCATCTTTGATTTGATTGTAGTCGGAATAATTAGATCCGTCAAGAGTATTGCTATCATCAAACACTTCGCTGTAACCGGAGCGTTCAATGATTTTATTCTTGATTTCTAACTGTCTTTTCTCTCGCTGAATACGACGCAGAAAAGCGTAATGAATAATCTGAGTGAAATACGCAAAAGGATTTTGGGATTTCTCTGGGTTAAAGTTATGTATATACTGAACGCAGTTCTCAATTCCGTCAGAAATCATGTCCTCTTTGAACATGTAATTGACGAAGTTTGGTTTAAATGATAGATGGTTTGCAATCTTTAAAAAACACTCCCCAATGTAGCGAGGGATAGGAGGTTTAGGAAGATCCTTTAATAATGCAATCTCTTTGTCTTCACGATACTTAATCAGTGCTGCCAGAAACTCCTTGTTATTAACATAGTGTTCCGATCTTTTTCTTTTTGCCATGCCTGGTCTTATCATAAGTTTATCTCATAATATGTATGAATTATACCACAATGGTGATTATAAAACAACACTTGACAAGGTTCTGAAATACCTGTACAATTACCTTTGTGGAGGTTGATAAGAATACTATTAAGTATCTGAGGTTTTATTAAAGATCTTCTCTAAGAGTTCTTTAGTATCATGTACGTTGCCAACATATCCCATTCTACGATTAATTTTAGTATTTGTATCTTTCTTTGATGAGCGAACATAGTTCTGATACATCATTATCATTTCTATATCATTAGATTCACTCATCGTCAATACATCATCTAGATTGATAATAAACATATCTTCAGTAGTTGTCTTTAACCAAGGTTCTACTTTATATCCAACTGTTCCTGTTTTACCTTTTATCTCATTTACAATGATTGGATTGGTAATCAATAACATCGTTCTGCCATCTTCTTCTGAAGCAGCAACTTTAGCAAAGATCTCTTCGCCTGATTTTAGTTTGACTGTTGAGAAAAAATCGTCTTCTATCATACCTTTAATTGAATAGTGATTATGTCATAATTAAATTTCTCTTCATTGTAGATTTTAATTCTTTCAATAAAGTGGTTTAGTGTGTAATTTTTTCTGGACTTGGTTGAACAATCATCAGAGATGTCGTACAGAGTTGCTTTTACTTTGTCTTTTCCTTTTCTAAGAACTCGTCCAATACTTTGAAGATTACGGACTCTTGATTTACTTGGAGAGGCAAAGATAACATTATGGAGGTTTTTAATGTTGATACCAGTAGAAAAAGTTCCATAAGAGGCAACAATGATAGCGTTGTTTTCTCGTTCTGTGATTTCTCTGACTAATTCTCTCTCCTCTGCGTCTACTCCACCATGTATAAAAAATACCTTACGGTTCTCACCCTTGTTTTTATTTATCTTTTCATAGAGCACTGCTCCATGACTTTCAACTCTTTGGAAAAGAACAAGACTATTGCCTTTGAGATCTAGTGCTAGATTTTTAATAAAATTATTACGTTGTTCATGAGAGATTAAATACTGTATCTCATCCTCATAAGTATCAAATGTTTGTGGTGAGTGCTTGAGGACCAGACATTGTATATCCAATTGTGATAGATGACCTTGCTGCATCAACTCATCAGTTCTTGTTACTGCATATGACGGACCAAAGAGACCCTCTAACACCCACTTATGCGTCTGTGTGCCGTCTAAAGTTCCAGTAAAACCAAATCTATACTTTGCGTGATGTAGTTTGGTCATGATCTGTATTAATGACTTGGACTTGAATAAATGCGCTTCATCGCCTATAATTACATTATATTCCTCAAAGAAAGAACGCTCAAGTTTATACACTGATTGCCAAGTAGTGATAGTTACAGAAGCTTCATTACTTTTATCTCGACCAGAATAGATACGATGACAATATGAATCAGCATCCCAACCATAGTCTAGGAAATCCTTATACATCTGCTCTACTAGGGATGTCGTCGGAACAACTAGCAAGATTTTTTGACCTTTGTCTACATAATACCTTACGAGAGAGTAAATCATCAAAGATTTGCCTGAGGCAGTGGGAGATATCAATAGTTTTCTATTATGTTTTAGAGCGTCGAATACTCCCTCTATTTGATACTTCCTCGGAGAGTGAGAACAAATAGAACTCATATAATCTTTTACACCCTCATACGAGATACCATCATTCTCCTCATATGGTGTCCCGTAGAATTTGTTATCTTCAAACTTATAACTATATCCATATTGCTTACAGAAATTCACAATCTTATCTAACAGACCCACATAGATCTGCTTAGAACGCATGTCATATAAATGAATTTCTCCGTTCCAATTTCTACCACGATACTGTGGCATGAACTTTGCATTTGGAACTTCAAACTTAAAATGATCCCTCAGTTCGTATTCGATATGAGGTTCAGTATTTATTTTTAGAAAAACTTCGTTGGATTTTGAAATAACAAGGTCCGTCGTTCTCACAACAATCCATTCATCTAATAATATTTATTACAGATTCTCAAACTTATATTCTAATATCATTCTATACAAAGAATCTCTCAAATACCAAAGGTGCTCCTGTTCCATTGGATGTCTGGCAGGAGCACCAGGCCAATACTTAATAGTTTCCTGTACACAATGGTGTAAAAGACGAATATCTTCTATTGTTAAATTGACTGAGTAGTCATATTCGTGACTTGGTTCGAATTCTTCATTCATTATCCTAGTCCTGAATTAAACCTCATGAATTCAATTGCGTTTTTAATTTGAAATGTACGATTAGTTATCTGCTTTAAGATACTTTCAAGATACACTAACATTGTATCGTAATAATCTATCTTCAAACACACTGTAGACAATTTTTCATCAGCGTCAAGGTATTTCTGCATTGTATCCTTGTCACGAATCTTTTTTGGAAACGGATTTTCCACATAGACATCTGGATCTGCTTTGCCACTGAAGTATTCATACCTCTCATGACGAATATTTTTTTTCTGTTGTTCTGCTTTCTTCCGCATCAGGAAGATGGTATTATATAATTCAAAATATTTTGCGTGAAGAGAGGGAATATTCAGAGACTCCTCATGGAGGTTGTCTCTGTCTAGTTTTGCGTCTTTCTCCCACATATCTTGAATTGAATCAAGATCAAAACTCATATGGCTTTGCCGTTCAAATCAGTTATATTGTAGATAGTATACTTGAATTCGGCATCCGCTGTAAAGTACTGGATGTCCGTATCTGTAGCATCAAAAGTCAAAGTTGTTAAAGATACTGGGAATAAATCTTTGAAATTAACGTTGAACTTTGGAATAAGATTGCTACTTAAAACTTGAAGAGTTCCATCAGAATAGATATCATCTCCTCTCTCATTGGTGGTTCTAGTAGGAAGAACACCACCAGATTCAAACTTATTAAACTCTGCGATAGACTCTGGAAAACCTAGACCTCTAATCCACTTTTGGATTTCC